TCCGAAGCAGGCGCTTTTTGTGGACGAGTATCTGAATGACTTGAACGCAACGCAGGCGGCTATGCGGGCTGGATACAGTGAGAAAACAGCGGAAAGCCAGGGTTGCCGGCTGTTAAGAAATGTCAAGGTTCAAAGTGCCATTCAAAAAGCGCAAAAGGCAGCCCAGATTCGCAATCACCGCACCATGGACGACGTGATAGCCGACCTAAGAGCCATTGCAAAGGATGCCATGCAGACCATACCCGACAAAGACGGCAACCTATTGATGGCCAACCATGGCGCAGCACTGAAAGCGGTAGAGCTGGAAGGTAAGCATCTGGGCGGGTTTGTGCAAAAGTCTGACATAACCGTAGAAACGAAAGGCCCGCTGTCAGTCCTGTTGAAACAGGCCAGAAATGACTCGCAGTGAGGAAATCGTTCAGGCCGATCACTACGTCAAGCTGTTCGATGAGGGTAAGCTAGAAACGCGCCTGGACTTGCTGGAAGCCTTAAACCTGAAGTGGTTCCGACTCAATACGCTGTACAAGATCAAAGTGAAGGAGCCGGTCACAGATAAGAATGGCCGCAAGTCGTTTGTCGTGCGATTCCGGCCCAACCGGGCTCAGCGCATACGGTATGCCAGCCGACACAACCGCGACCTGATCCTGAAGGCCCGACAGCTGGGCTTCACCACGTTCGAAATGATTGATGCGCTGGACGATTGCTTATTCACGGCAAACTTCAACGCGGGCTGTATCGCACACGCTCTGGACGACGCTAAAAGCATCTATCGCAACAAGATCCGGTTCGCTTACGAGAACATCCCGGCCAGCTGGCTGGCAATCCTCGACACCCTTGGCTTTGTGATGCCGGTACCCACATCGGACAAGAGTGAGGGTTACGTTTTCAGCAACGGCTCCAGCATCCACGTCAGCACCGGCTATCGGGGCGGCACACTGCAGCGGCTGCACGTATCAGAGTTCGGCAAGATCTGCCGCAAGTACCCTGAGAAAGCCGAAGAGATTATCTCCGGCGCCTTTGAGGCTGTCCCACTCGATGGCCAGATTACGATTGAATCCACTGCAGAGGGTCGTGAAGGGCGCTTTTATCAATACGCCACCGAAGCTCAACGGGCGCTGCAGCAAGGCGCAAAGCTTACATCCCTAGACTTCCGGTTTCACTTTTTCCCCTGGTGGGAAGAGGCGGATTACACCATGGACCCGGACGGCGTGGTGATTGACAGCAAGAAGGCCGACTACTTCGCATCGCTTGAGAAGGTCATCGGCCAGGCACTCACCCCGGGGCAGCGAGCGTGGTACGTGAAGAAAGAAAGCGTACTGAAAGACAAAATGAAGCGCGAATACCCCAGCACCCCAGAAGAATCGTTTGAGCAGGCGATTGAGGGCGCGTACTTCACCACACAAATGGCCCTGCTGCGCGAAAAGAAGCAGATTCGCCGCGTGCCCTACGACCACCGCCTGCCCGTTTACACGTTCTGGGATCTGGGGCGCAACGATTTTACCGCCATCTGGTTCATGCAGTATGCGTGGGGCGAATACCGGATGATCCGCTACTACGAGAACAACGGCGAGAACATCCAGTTCTATTGCCGCAAGCTGCGCGAATTTGAATACCACTACAGCACCGTTTATCTGCCCCACGACGCCGCTGTGACCGACTACAGCAACGCTGACAACATGAGCCGCCGCGACATAGTGGCCAGTATGGGTTATGGCGTAGAGGTGGTGACAAAGTGTCAGGACAAGCGCGAGGCCATACAGGCCGCGAGAGACATCCTGCCGGCCTGCTGGTTCGATGAAGAAAACTGCTCTGTGGGCATCGCACATCTGGATGCCCACCGCAAAGATTGGAACGACTCAACCGGCAACTGGAAAGACGAGCCATTCCGCGGCCCCGCCAAGCACGCAGCTGACGCTCTTGAGCAAATGGCCCGAGGCTTTTCCATGGTGGCAGGCGGCGAATCATACGAACCGGAGGTGTGCTGATGGCAAAGACGATCACGGTTGACCAGCTGGTGTACGCACTGGAAGGCCCGAAGACGAAAGTTCCAACCTACCGATTTGGCAAGAAAGTGTTCATGGAATACGAAAAGCTCCCCGGCGAATCCAAGGTGAAGAATGACAAGCCAAAGTAACATTGTGATCGGCAACGAGTTGCGCCCCGAAGACCACATCAAAGAGATGGACTGGGCCAGGCGCATTGCAGACTGCCTGGAAAAGCATTACCCGGGTTATTTGTGGGCCGTGAACGTGGATATGTACGGCGGCATGGCCACCATTCAATCACTGCAGCTGTCCGGAGAGTGGGGTTGTTACCTGAAAATGAGCAGCATTATCAACGACCCGTTCTTGGCCAAAGTAAAACAGTATGGCGGCGAAATCCTAGAACGCCATCGCGTGAGTCGCAGTGCCGCCAATGCGGATCAGATTGGAGCATTGCAGCGCGACCGACTCGGCAACATTCTGGCGGATCACACATAATGGCTGATGAAATCGAAGTTCCAGAAGGCCTGTATGCTGATATTGTCAGCGAAATGGAGGCCGAGCAGAGTGGCCCGAACCCTGACGAGTATTGGCTGGGCCTGGCGTCCACGGCCTTCACCACGTCTACCGACTATCTTGATGCCAACATTCGCAACCAGTGGGACGACTCGATAGCTCACCAGAACAACGAGCACGCCAGCGGCAGCAAATACCTGTCCGACACCTACCGCGCTCGCTCCAAGATGTTCCGGCCCAAGACCCGCACCAACAATCAGGCCGCAGAGGCATCGTTCGCTAAGGCCATGTTCAGCACCTCGGATCTGGTCAACGTCGAGCCCGAGAACGACAACGATCCCCTGCAGCGCGTCAGTGCCGACATTAACGGCTTTCTGATGCAGTACCGGTTGGCCACGTCGATCAAGTGGTATCTGACCGCCATGGGCGCGTATCAGGACGCGCGGGTGTACGGCGTCTGCGCTTCCTACCAGTATTGGGACTTTGAGGAAGTCATCGAAGACGAGCCCGAGAAAGAACCGGACGGCCCGCTGTCTGGGCTAGAGCAAGGCAGCCCGGCGACGGATGAGCACCAGCAATACGGCCAGGTCATCAACCGACCTACCGGCAGCGCTGATACAGCCCCTGTGGGTGGTGGTGAGATCGAGGACTTTCTGCCTGAGCCAACACCGGTGTCAAAAGCCGTTCGTGTATTGCGCGATAAACCGGCCTGCGATCTGTTGCCGCCCGAGAATGTGCGCTTTGAGCCTAACGCCGACTGGCGCGACCCCATCAACACCAGTCCCTACGTGGTCAGACTGGTGCCGAAGTACGCCGACGAAGCAATGCAGAAGATTGCCGCTAACGGTTGGCGTGAGCATGACATCAGTGCATTGATTCATGCAGGCAGCAATATGAATGAGCGCTCAGACCGCACCCGCGCAAAGCGTCAGGGTGAAGACCGGCAAGACCCGAGCGACCAGTCAGGCACCGAGCGCAACGAGTTCAGGATGGTTTGGCTGCACGAGAACTTTATTCGTGTGGGTGGTCAGGACTACGTGTTCTGGACCTGCGGCACGGACTTATTGCTCAGCGAGCCCACCCCCATAGAAGAGATCTACCCACACCTGCGCCACGGCGAACGTCCGATTACTCTGGGCGTGTGCGTAATTGAGAGTCACCGGAACTACCCGATGAGCCCGACGCAGCTGATTGCACCGCTGCAGGAGCAAAGCAACGACATTTCCAACCAGCGCATGGATAACGTGCGGCTGGTACTGAACAAGCGCTACATTTTAAAGCGGACACAGGGCGGTGGCGGTATTGATATGGCAGCCCTTGCCCGCTCTACCCCGGGCAGCTCAGTGATGACCCAAGACCCGGAGAAAGACATTCGGGTACTGGAAACCAATGACGTGACCAGCTCCAGCTATCAAGAGCAGGACCGGCTAGACCTGGCTATTGATGAGTTGTCCGGCACCTTCAGCCAGCAGACCGTTCAGAACAATCGCAACCTGAACGAAACCGTCGGCGGCATGGAGATGATGAACGCGGGGGCGTCGGACATTACCGAGTACGCCATTCGCACGTTTATTGAGACTTGGGTTGAGCCTACCCTCAGTCAGTTGGTCAGGCTTGAGCAGTATTACGAAACCAACGAAACCGTTCTGGCCATGGCGCAGGAATCCTCCAAGGGATACCAGCAGTTCGGACAGGGCGTGGCTATGGACGAGATGCTACGCCAAGAGCTGACCATTAATGTTAACGCCGGTTTTGGCAAGACCGACCCGCAGAAACGCCTGAACAGCCTGAACACAGCCATGCAGTCCGTGGCCCATCTGCCCAGCGCCATTGCCCGACTCGATGAAGATGAGGTTATCAAGGAGATCTTTGGTAACGCCGGGTACCGCGATGGTAAACGCTTCTTTAAGCCGATGGACGAGTTCAAAAAAGAGATGAAGTCCCAGCAGCAAGGCCCGCAAGGCGATCCGGTGAAGCTGCAGGAGCTGGAGTTAAAGGCTCAGGAAATGCAGTTCCGACAGCAGATGGAGCAGCAGAAGATGCAGCTGGATCAAGAACGCTGGCAGGCCGAGATCAGCATGAAGCGCGAATTCGATATGATGAAGCTGGCCCTGGATGAAAACAAAACCATGGCGCAGATTCAGGCTCAACTAGGTCTGAAAGAGAGCGACAACAAGACCAAGCGGGATATTGAGGCCGGCAAGCAAACGCTGGATCAAGCCCGATTGATTAACGAGCAGCGCAACCAGCAGATGGGGTATGACACGTATGGATGAGCACCCGGAAGATCAGGTGGTTCGCAGTAAGTCTGAACAATTCCTGTTTGCGGGGTTTGCCGTCGGCGAAGGCGTATCCAACTTTCTGCGCACCGACGCCGGCCGATACTTGCAGGGCGTGGCCGAACAGGAAATTGGCGAGGCGGTGCATGTATTTTTAGGCCAAGTGGATGCCCGGCGCAGCATTGAGCAGATTGCCGGAGCCCACGCACAAGCACAGAAGGCCCGCAAGGCCTTTATATGGATGCTTGAGGCCATACAGGCCGGTGAGGCTGCGGAGTACCAGCTGCGAGAACTGGACGATATGGAGCGACGCTAAACCCAACAATCACCCACTGACCCGCCACTGAGCGGGTTTTTTTATACCTGAAATGAGGCACACCATGACCGACGAAGCTACCAACAATGGCGTTTCTGAGTCAGAAGATCACGGCTTTGGAGCCGACCGTCTGGCCAAAATCAACGCGATTCAGAGTGACCGCTCACAAGAGCGCAACCCGGATGGCGCAGATGACGAGGACGCCCTGGCGCTGTTGCAATCCCAAGCCGAAGCGCTGGACGACGAGCTGAAAGGCTACGACGACGGCGAACCGGATGAAGAATTGGCTGACGATGCCGGCAGTGATGTTGACGCCAAGGCCGATGACGGCGACCCCATGCCTGACAGTGATTTGCCGCTGTACATGGAAGGCGGTCAGTGGATGGCCCGTATCAAAGTCGATGGCGAGATCAAAGAGATCCCGTTTGCCCGACTGCAGGCCGCCGCACAGAAACTGGAAGCAGGCGATAAACGGCTGGAAGAAGCCAACCGTCTGCGCCAAGAGATTGATACCCGAGAACAACAGTTGTTGCAGCGTGAGCAACAACTCCAGAATCAGCCACCCGCCCAGGGCGCTGACAGTCCGAGCCAGACTGAAAACGGCCAACCGGACGACGTGCGAGCGATTGCCCGGAAGTACCACGAAGCCCTGTTGAACGGCGATGACGACGACGTAACCGCCGACTTACTGACTCAGCTCACTACCGCGGGACGGCATCAGCCGCAAGTCGATGTGGCGCAGATTGCTCAGCAAGTCGAACGCCAAGTCGAGGCTCGCATTGCCGCAGGCAAGCGCGAATCGGACGACCGCCAACAGCAAGATGTGCGCAATACCGAGTTGCGCGATGCGTTTTCCACCTTCAAAGACGAGTTCAAGGATGTGTCTGGTGATAAAGAATTACTCCAGATGGCTGACCGACTGACCGTCGTTGTGGCCCAGGAATACCCTACCTATACCCCTATCCAAGTGATGCGGGAGGCGGGTAAGCGAACACGTACCTGGCTGCAAGAGAAGACTGGAGGCGCTGTTCGCACCAACCGCAAGCGCAACCTAAAAACCGCGACTGGCACCGGAGCTATTCAGCCTGGCAAGCCGGAAGTGAAACCAAAAACCCGAACGGATCAACTAAACGAAATTCGTTCGGCGCGTGGGCAAGTGCCCATTGGCTAATCAAGAGGTAATACAGCCATGAGTCAATTATGGAGCGTTGATACACTGGGCGGGTTTATGTATTCGGACCAGCTCTCATCCACCCTGCGGACTTCCCTGCAGCCCCTGACCCGCTTCCGCAACTTCTGCGACGTAGAAGACGCGAAAGAAAAGGGCACCGGCGACCTGTTCAACTGGAACGTCTATTCGGACGTGGCCACCCAAGGCGGAACACTCGCCGAAGGGTCCACGATGCCGGAAACCACGTTCAGCATCAGCCAGGAAACCTTGACCGTTACCGAAAAGGGTAACTCTGTCCCCTACACGCGCAAGCTGGATATTCTGTCCAAGCATTCGTGCGAGCAGGTGATTCACAAGGTTCTGAAGAACGATGCCAGCAAAGCATTGGATACCGCCGCTTACACTGAGTTTGCGAAGGCCCCTGTGCAAATGGCCCCGACCGGAGGCACCAGCGCTACCGCTGTGACCTTCACCGAAGGCGTGACTACCATCACCAACAACGTGGGACTATCCAAAGAGCACGTCAAGGCCATTGCCGACGAGATGGCCGAGCGCAACGTGACGCCATACGACGGCGAGAACTACTGCGCACTGGGTCGCCCGACCACTTTCCGCCCCTTCAAAGACGATCTGGAAGAGCTTCACAAGTACGTGGATGCAGGCTATGCCCGCATTGCGGCTGGTGAAATTGGCCGCTACGAAGGCATTCGCTTCTTCCAGCAAACCAACATTGGCACCAAAGGCTGGACCAATAGCAAGTCTGATGAAGCGTTCTTCTTTGGCGCCGATACCGCCTGTGAGGCGATTGTCGAACCCGAGCAGATTCGTGCGAAGTTGCCGGGTGACTACGGTCGTTCGCGCGGCATGGCGTGGTTAAACTAAGGTATAGCCACGAACGTCTGGCAACAGGCGTTTAGAAACTCCGTGAACTGCTGGGAACCCCTTAGAGCCTGACCACCACAACGTAGCTGGAAACGGCAAGCGTGAAGGTTTAAAAACGGACAGGATTGGGAAATCAGCAGCCAAGCCCCGCATAAAAGGGGAAGGTTCAACGACCATCATGTAGGGCTAAGTGGCCCGAAGTGCGGAGCCCCGGAAACGGGTGAAGATATGGTCTGGTCTGCATCGAAAGATGTAGCGGCGCGGCTTTATATGGTATTATTGCGTGTACTCAAAACAGAGGGCGTGCAATGAATATTAATATAGAGCTCATCGAAAGGTTCCATGAAAAATGGACTCTGAGCCCCAGCGGTTGCTGGGAGTGGCAGGCAGCTAAGGCTGGTGCTGGGTACGGCGCAATGAAGCAGCCGGGAACCAGGATTATGCTTTACGCCCATAGGCTTTCTTATTTGCTTCATCATGGTGATCTGGCAGATAAAGAAGTTGTTTGTCACAGTTGCGACAACCCATCTTGTGTTAAGCCGAGCCATCTATTTAAGGGTACAGCTAAAGACAACCTTCAGGACATGAAGGCAAAGTCCAGGCATTTATTCGGCGAGCGAAACGGTTCTTCAAAGCTGACTGACGACAAAGTGCGCCAGATTCACCGCTTGGAACTTGAAGGCTTATCGCAAGGGAAAATCGCAAAATCGTTCGGAGTTGCCCAAGGCACGGTTAACAAAATCCTGCACGGGCAAAGATGGAATCACATCTACCTAGAGATGAAAGGCGCGGGTCAGGATTAACGCCCCTGGCTGAACATAAACGTATATATCGGCGGCTATGGCATTTCTCACACCGCCGCTGCAAACGCTCGCATCTTCAAGTGGTCGTCTGCCGCTTAAACCCCTGCAGGGCGGCACACGTCGCCCTTTGCTTTTGATATGAGGAAACACCCATGAAAGATTCCAAGATGGGCGCGAAAGGCGCCAAGGGCAGCGAGAGCGCAATCAGCGAAGGTCTGCGCGATAAGTCAAACTTCAACTCGAAAGAGATGCACAAGCCTGGCAACGAGAAGTCTCAGCGCCCGGCCAAAGGTTCAGACCGCATCTAAACGCGGTTCAATCAGAAAAGGGGCTGCTTCGGTGGCCCCTTTTTTATGGGAGGCACTATGCCCGTTAAATACCCGTACCAAGGTTTGATGATGACCGATGAGCGCAACAAAGTGATGCGCAATGTTGGTCGCGGCTCCGACTATCACATGGACGACTATAAGCCCGACCAAGGAATCAACGCCGAGCCGACCGATGGCCCGACCGAGGGGGTGGTCAGCGCAAAGCGACTCAACCCACACCATCACATCAAGAGCGGGAGTTGCGACTGATGCTGGACACCGCCAAGCCCTTTGGCCGGGTTCGTGGCGCCCCGGGCATTGCGTATGAGCAGGCCGGCAACCTGTACAACGCCCAGAAAGAGCCGGTAGATGCGTCAGGCCAGCCGCTCAAGAAGTCAGCGCCCAAGAAGTCAGCCCCCAAGGCTAAGACAGAAGATCGCCCCGCGGGCGTCCGGCCCATGAGCGAGCAGGAAGAGGATAACGAATGAATTACAGGGCTCTGTGCAGCACATTTGTGCGAGAAGTCGGTATCGGCGGCGGCGGCGAGGTGCCAACAGTCGTTGGTCAGACCGGCGAGTTGGCGCGGGTGGTGGGCTGGATTGCTCAGGCCAACGCTGACATTCAGAGCCTGTACTTCGACTGGAAATTTCTCTGGTCAGCCAACACCTTTGACGCCCTGGCAGATATAAGCACCTACGCACGGCCTGAAAACTGCCACTTCTATGAGCGCGACAAGGCATCCATTGGCAATGTGCGCGGCGTTACCGTGGTGGAGCATGAACTGTGGGACGGCTACGACGACGGCGCCACTGGCAGGCCCACCACGATTGTCTTGCTGCCCGATGGCCGGGTTCAGCTGTACCCAACACCCGACGCCGTGTATGCGGTCAGCCTGCCGTATTACCGCACCCCGCAGATCCTGACTGACAACACCGACATCCCACTGATACCGGAGTCGTATCACGACCTGATCTGGATGCGAGCCGTGATTAAGTACGGCTACTACGAGTCTGCGCCTGAGATGCTGCAGCGGGTTCAGGCCGAATACCCCAGCCGCCTGGCGTCACTGGAAGCCAATCAATTACCCAATCGCTACCGGTACGGTCTGGCGCACGACGGCGATCCGCTGGTGGTGGTGCCGCAATGAGCCTGCCGCGATTCAAAACCAAGACCATTTCCTTCCGTGGCGGCCTCAATCTTGAAGCCGATCCGCTGATGATTGCCCCGGGCGCGTTGATCCTGTGCAAAAACTTTGAGTGCAAGGTGGGTGGCGGGTATCGGCGCATTGGTGGTTATGAGCGCTTCGATGGGCGTATAGCCCCGTCCATGGCCGAAACCCCTGAATTGGCCCGGGAGGACATACTCGCTGTGCCAGGCTCAGGCCCGATTCTGGGCCTATGGCTGTATCAGGGCACGGTGTACGCCTTTCGCAATAATGAGGCGGCGACTGAGGCCAAGATGTACCAGTCCAGCGGCGGAGGCTGGCAGGAGGTTATTACCGGCGCCACGCTTGAGCCAGGCGGGCGATTTGAGTTCAAGAATTACAACTTCAGCGGCACATCGTTTGCAGAGAAGATGTACGGCGTTGATGGCAAGAACGATTTTTTCTCCTTCGACGGTATGACTTTCGTTCAGATGCCAGTTGCAGGCTTCACCACCAAGCCCTACCGGATGACCATTCACAAGAACCGTGCGGCACTGGCTTTCCCTTTGGGGCAAATGGTGCTGTCTGGCGTGGGCGATCCTGCCGATTACGACACAGCCACCAGTTCGGCTGCACTGATTGCCACTGGCGGCGAGATTATAGGGCTGCAGACCACCGTAGGCGGCGCCTTGGCTGTATTCATGCGCAATCGGGTGTCGATTCTGTACGGCTCGACCACTGCCGAGTTCCAGTCCCAGGATCTGCGCAACCAATCTGAAAAATCCGGCGCCATTGCCGACACCATTCAGGAAGTGGGTGACACGATTTATCTGGACGACCGCGGTCTGACATCCCTGGCCCAGACCGACAAGTTCGGCAACTTCCAGAGCGCCACGCTGGATGAGGCGGTGAAGAACTACCTTGGCTCACGCAAGACTCAGGTGATCGACTCCACCGTATCCCGAGGCAATAACCAATATCGCCTGCTGCTGGAAAGCCCAAGCGGCACCGAGGTCTTGACGCTCACACTCAGCAATCAGGGCATGGAGGGTTTTGGGCTCAGCAATTACCCCGTTCGATTCTCCTGCGCCATTTCTGAAGAAGACAGCGAGGGCTTTGAGCGCATTTTCGTGGGCTCGATTGACGGCATGGTGTACGAACTGGACCGAGGCGACAGCTTTGACGGTTTGGACATTGAATCCTATCTGAAGATTCCCTTTCACCACTACGGCTCACCGGATTACCGCAAGCGCTTCCGTCGCGCCATTGCCGCCATTGAAACACCGGACGCCATTAACGCCCGAATCAAACCCGAATTTGACTATGGCAGTGGTGGTGCAGCCCCGCACACAGCCAGGTCGCAAGACGTTCTGGCCCGGGGCGGTCAGTGGGGGCTGGACGACTGGAACGAGTTTACCTGGTCATCCCCCGTCACAGGCAGAGCTCAGGCCGACATAGGCGGAACTGGCGAAAACATGGCCTTATTGTTTTACCACAAAGGCCAATCCGCACCGTTCATCATCCATAACGTCACCATCCACTACATGAACCGGAGGCTCACCCGATGAGCAATGATTTCTACAACTACAGCGAGATCCTGCTCCCGGGTCAGGTGGCGCGGGCAGAAGACGTGGCTGCCGAGCTGAACGGCGTAACGTCCGGTTTTAATCTTCTGCCAAAGCCGCGCCCAGACGGCACCGGGTTTGCCGAGCCGTTTGTTGTGGCTCAGGCTGTGGATGACAATCAGGCGGCTACCTTTGGTCAACTGAAAACGCTAGAGACATCGGCGCAGGACGCCAGCGACAGCGCAGCGCTCAGCGAAACCACTGCGGCCGAAAGTCGGGACCAAGCTGTGACGGCAAAGAACGCCGCCGAAGGTCACGAAACGGCTGCAGGAGTCAGCGCAGCCAGCGCACTGGACAGCAAAAACAAGGCGCTCAAGTGGGCTGAAGAAAACGAAGACATCGAAGTTGAGACTGGCCTATATTCGGCCCGGCACTGGGCGGCCAAAGCGGCTCAGATCACGTCGGGCGCGCGAGCGTATCAAGGGGCGTTTGACGCCTCTGGCGGCGCATACCCAATCGCATCACCCATCGCGACGGACGAGGGCAAGTATTGGTTGATCTCAGTGGCCGGCACTTTACCGGCTGGCGCCGTGAGTGCGGGCGATGAACTGGCGATAAGCGCCTCCCAAACCTACGAAATTATCCGACTGTCTGCGCTCTACGCCCAGAAAACAAACAACCTGTCCGACCTTGCCAGTGCTACCACGGCGCGCAGCAATCTGGGCTTGGGCTCGGTTGCTGTCGAGGCTGTGGGCACTGGCGCTAATCAGGTGCCAAAGCGGGATGGTAGCGGAAACATCCCCGGAAACGTCACCGGTAGGGCGCTGACCGTCACCAGCGCAACCTCTACTGCCCAGGGATCGGTTCGCCTTGCAACTACAGCAGAAACCATCACAGGTACAAGCGCTGAAACCGCTATCACGCCAGCTGCGTTAAGGGCGCTCCTGCCGCGAGGCATTATTCTGGACTGGTCAGGAAGTGCTGCCAGCGTGCCGGCTGGATGGGCGCTGTGCAATGGCACCAACGGCACCCCGGATATAAGCGACAAGTTCGTGATTGCTGCGGGCTCTACATACGCTGTTGGCGCAACAGGCGGTTCAGCCGATGCGGTTGCTGTGTCTCATAATCACTCAGCTAGCTCTGGGTTTGGTGGCACTCACGACCACACTGGAAGCACCAATACAACAGGAAGTCACGCGCACGGGTTTGATCTTGGGGATAACAACGACGATCACGCTTCCCTCGCATCAGCCTCTAACGGTGTCAATGTCGGCGTTGATGGCGCAACAAAATCTGCCGGAAACCACAACCACTCCCTCAGCATTGCCCCTGCCGGAAACCACAACCACGGAATAACCGTGGATGCGTCCGGCGTATCTGGCACCAATAGAAATCTGCCCCCCTACTACGCTCTCGCCAAGATCATGCGACTCTAGGACCAATCTCATGCGCCAAATCGTACCCGCTCAAAATCTGGTCTTTCTCAGTGATAATGACAGCTACACCGTCAGCTGTATCGACCTGGTGAACCGCAACATCGCCTACGTGGGCGAGGACAATAACGGCTTGTGGGTGGAATACACGCCGTTCACCGGTCGCGTCAGAGTGTTTGATAGCACCATCATCGACCTGCTGTTCTTTCGTGCCCGCGCTCAGAGGGATGCTCTACCCGGGCCAGCCACCGTCGAAGAAGTCCGAGCCAGCCGCGGTGCTGAAATCAACACAATCCGCGACACCAAAATCGCAGAGGGTATGCCTTACACCTTCCCCGATGGCGCCGGCACAATCCAGCTGCGCAATCAGGCCGACATCAGTAACATTCTCGGCGTATCCGCCGTGGGTCAGTCGCTGATAATGACCGGTGACACCACGACCACCGTGAGCTTTCGCGACTCCGAGGACACCACTCACACGCTCACAGGCCAAGAGGTGGTGGTGATGGGCCTGGCTGTCTCTCAGTTCATTGGCAGTCAGTACGCCGCAGCCTGGGCTCACAAGGACGCGCTGGCCGAGATCTTTTCTGTGCCTGACATTAACGCCTACGACATTAACGCGGGCTGGCCGACTTAATCACATACCGGAGTAGCTATGGCAACGACCAACGCAATCAAGCCCGTCACCCAGGAAGCCCAGTCCAGCACGTATGAGGCTGCACAGGGCGACTCCAGCAATTACCAGCCGACCACCAGCCAGGTCAGCAACGACGCCACCGTACAAGGCCGTCTTGAGGGGCTGCTCAGCCAGGGCTCCAAGTACATGAAGGTCGCGGAAAGCAAGGCGAACGAGCTGTCCAACAAGCGCGGAATTCTTAACAGCTCAATGGCAGTGGGGGCTGCTCAGAAGGCCAACATCGAATCGGCCTTGCCCATTGCTCAGCAGGACGCAGGTGCGTTTGATCTGCGCGAACGGGGCAATCAGGCGGCACAGAATCAGGCCGGGCAGTTCAACGCCGGCCAAGATCAGCAGATGACCCAGACGAACATGGCCAGCGATAACGCGGCCGGCCAGTTCAATTCGGGGCAGGATCAGCAGAACAGCCAGTTCAACGCGACCCAGCAGAACAGCATGGCGCAGGAACAATGGTCGCAAGAGTCGTCCATGGCGCACGACGCCACCATGGCCAGCCTCAACAGCTCGCTGGAAAGCGGCATTATTGACCAGAAGGCGTTTGCCAATCTGCGGGGCCAGTTCCTTGACTCCATGACCGGCCTGGCCAGCGAAAGCCAAATCAACATCTCTGAAATTCAGGCGAACGCCAACATCCCCGCCACCGAAAAAACCAAGCTGATCGAAAACCAGATCAAAATGCGCGATGCCGATATGAAAGCCATTAGCGAACTGTTCTCCAAGATGCCCATGTGGCAACAGAACTGGTCACAACCGCAAGGAGCCACACCATGAATTGGTTGATGTCCGCAGGTAATGCGGTGGCCGGGTACGCCACCGATGCCTTTAGCTATGTGCAGAATAACGAATGGGCCGCCAACGCGGTGGCCGGTGCAGCCACGGCAGGTGCCGGCTATCTCATGCAGAAGGATCAGCAGGATTACGACACCCGCCGCGAGGATAAGGCCTGGAATCGAAAAATGGATCTCACCAAGGCGCCTACGATTGACGGCGGTGCTTACGATTGGTCAAACCTGTCTGACGGTGGCCTTGTCGGCAGCGGCCTGATAACTCAAGCCAACCAGTAAGGGTTTCATTATGGGAATGGCAGACAGCGATAACGCAGGCGGCTCAGGCAACACAGGCGGCGGGTCTTCCAGTGGAGGATCATCAGGCGGATCTTCAGGCGGAGGCGGCGGAGGTTTTGGGCGCGACACCCCAGGCTCCCCGAATGCTGCAGACGGTAAGCGCGGGTCCACCATGGGCGCCGATGGCGGTACAGCCACAGGCGGCGGCACAGGCCGCGGCCAAAACACGCCAGGCGCACCCCAGAACGACGGGCGGCGAGGCACGAACGCAGACGGAACCACGTCGGCATCCCGCGCCAGAGGGGCTATGAGCCGCCATGCTGCCGAACGAACCCAGCGAGAGGCTTCGACCGGCATTGCCGGCACCGAGGCCGATCTTGGCGAAGGTGAAGGTTACAGCCACCAGGACGCCATTGCAGAACGCGCCAAAACCGGCATGGTCAGTCCGCGTGAAGCGGAGATGGCCAGAGGGTATGCGGCAGGCAGGGAAGGTGCGGTAGCTCAGCAAGCCCTTGGCGGCGTAGTGGGTCAAGTAGCATCCGCTGCAACCAGAGCCCCTGGCGTCGGCGATATTGCCAGCGCTGGCATTGGCGCAATGGCTGGCTCTATGAACAGCACCCCCGAGGCCAGTTACGGCACTGCCGTTGGCCGCAATCGTGCATCCAATTCTACAGTCCAGTCCGCCGCGGAAATGGCGGCGGGCATGACCCTAGGGCCAATTGGCGGTATTGGCGTCGGGATGATAAACGCCGGAATTAACGCCAACAAAACCCAGGACTTTGCTCGAATGTCAGAGGCGATGGGCTTTAACGCTGCTAGCACCCCACCCTCTCAGGGCGTATCGGATGGAAGCGCCCAGCCCGTCACCACCACCGCACAAAAAGCCCGGCAGGCATTCGCCCCACAACAGTCGTTTGAATCACCGACGATCAACTTCAACGATTACGCAGGCGGCTATCTGTCCCTTGCACAAAGTATATGAGGCAACCCATGGCTGGTATGATTTCGCAAGCGCAACAAGCACCCCAGGAAGCGCCGCAACCGCAGCAGAATATGGCTCAAACTGAACCCAATGCAGCGCAAGAGGCTCCAACCAATCCAGAAGAGGCGTATAATATTGCGTCAGGGCAGATGCTTAATTTCCTGTACGACGATGCTGGAAAGGAAGCGCTGACCACCATGATTCAAAGCGCCAGCGACCCCAGTCAGGGCATGGCGCGACTCATGGCAAGATTGCTGGTGACGGTTGAACAGAGTGCGCGACTGGCCGGGCAGAAGTTGCCCCCTGAAGTCATATTCACAGCGGGCATGGAGTTGGCAGCGGCCATGAGTGAGCTTGCGCAATCGGAAGGTTTACTGGACAAGGCCGGCGAAAAGGAGGCGACAGAAGACGCTTTCTTTGAAGCCATATCCCTGTTCGCCAATGAGGCCGGGGAAGAGGCGCTGACCGAAGGCGACCGGCAAGCCTACGTCGCCATGATTGACCAGATTGAAGAAATGGCCGCAAGCCAGCAGGGCCAAGCTCAGCAAGGACAAGCGCCACAAGCCGCGCAGCAGCCACAGGAGCCGCAGCCGCAGCAACCACCACAAGAGGCCATCGCATGAGTGGATTCATTGCACAAGCGTTGTTAGGCGCCACTGGAGGCGCGGCCACTGGTATGGGCAACAAGCTGCGCGAAGAGGCCAAGCTAAAGCGCCAGCAGACCCTGGATGACAGCCGCACCCAAAACGAATTGACCGTTCAGGCCAAGGGCAGTGAGCTGCGGAAAGGCGAGGATGCCGGTAGAAGCGCCTTGAATATCGGCGAGCAGAATTTGCAGAACGAATACGCGTCTGGCGAGAGCGTTAAAAACCGCGAGCATGAACTGGCCCTTGCTGATAAGCGGCATGGCCAAGATAAAGATATGGCCGATTACCGGCTGACCACCGAGCTAACCCTGGCGCGAGAAAATGCCAAGGCCAGCGGCAAACTCAGCGACTGGCAGAACGCCAACCTTGACCGCATCAACGGCAGCGTGGACAACCTGCAGAAGATGGAACGCGACCTGATGACCGGCAAGACCGATGGGATGGAGATTTCCCTTGGCCTTGAAGCCGAGGACAGCGGCAGCATGGACAACGGCGAGAAGTTGGCCGTCATCCGGCAGCGCCTGAAAGCCGAAGAAATCAAGTTCAACCGCGTACTGGGCAACCAGAAGGGCGTGGATTCCGGCATGGCCGTTTTGTCCGAGGCTGCCAACATCACCGGGGGAGAGGCCAAGACCGAGTTCCTGACCGCCTTCCGTGCCTCCAACAGCTACAGCGAAGATCTGGAGCGCCAGGTGGATCAAGTGTGGGGCAGTAAAGACACCCCGTCACAGCAAGTCACTGCGCCCGGGTCAGCACCAAGCCCAGCACCACAGGAAACCCCTGGCGGCGGCATCATTGCCCAAGCCAGAGCGACCGAGACACCTACTCCAGCGCCCGCGAAGCCCGCGATGCCGGATACCGTGGATATGTCGCCCAGCAACAACAGCGCGCAAACCCTGCAGCAGAAGATCATCGAGCGCAGCCGGCAGCAAGGACAGGAGAATCAGGCCGCCGACGTAAAGCGGGGCGTCACCGAGGTACAAAACTTCCTGGTGTCCGACCGTTCCATGAAGATGGACAAGAACGACCGTGCCGCCTTCCTGATAAATTACGGCGAATACTTCAAGTCCATGACCGATGACGCCAAGGCGCAACTTAAAGCCGTGTTTGGCGACGACGCAATCAACCGATACCTTTAAGGGGCGCCCGGTCCATGAGTAAGTATTCCGAGTTTTTTTCCGCACTGGATCAGCAGGCCGAGCAGCCGGACACCTATCTGGAGTTTGATGCCCCCAGCCCAAGAGTGGCCACATCAAAGCCACAACCTGAGCCGGAGAGCGCCGAGGCGCCGGGCATGATCTCAAACGCAATGCGTTATGCGGGCGAGCGCGGCATGGACTTGATCGGTAACGCGATTCAGTTTGCTGGACGGCTGGCCGATGGGGGTGAACAGAAGATCACCGGCGCATTGGGCGGAATAAACCCGGGTGTACGGGCCGGCAACGCTCAGGATATGCGCGATAAGGGCTACGATCCTGACTTTGAGGTTGGCGGGTATGGCGTTGATTTCACGGCCAGATTAAACCCGGAAGAAACCGACCTTGGCCTACAGGGCCTGGGTCAGTCAGCCGAAGACGTGACGCTTGGGTACCAGCCCAACTACACCATAGACCGGGCAATCGACGAGCCCTCCATAGAAACCATCATTGGCGCGGCGGCGGAGAATGGCCCCGCTGCACTGGCTGATATGGCTGCCATGATTCTTAGTCTGCCCGCCTATCTTGGCTCCCGCACGCAGGAAATTGCAGAAGCCCGCGTAGAAAACAACTTTGGCAACATCAGCAAAGCCTCCCCCGAGCTGCAGTCTGCGCTGGTTAAAAACTTCACCGAAGACCAACCCATCCCCGAGCATCTGCAGAAAGAGGCGGATCAACTTGCGCTGCCAGGGTGGGACGATTACAAAGTAGCTGGCCCAACAGCGGCGGCCTCGGTTTTGATTGACCGTATCGCGCTTGGCAAGTTGCTACCTGGCGGCAAGGGTGCCATTAAGAGTTGGCGGCAACTGCCCGGCGCTGCTGGTCGAGCCTTTGTAACGGAGTCGGGCACTGAGGCTGTCCAAGAAGGCGGCATTGAATACGCCGGTGAATCCATCGGCACACAGAAGGGTTATAGCTCAAACGAAGCTGTACGCAGGGCTATTGGCGGCGCAATTGTGGGCGGGCCTACAGGTGCGGCAGTACGAGGGGCGACGGCTTCCGTTGAAGTGCGCCGGGATCAGGCCGCACAGAAAATAGCCGAAGATGCCTTACGCGCCAGAGAAGCCTCAGCAGCCGCAGGCGGTGACGCACTGGATGCCGCCAACGCGGCCAGTGAATCCATTGCCGGCAATCTGAAAAACCCGATTGTTCGTGATGAACCCATGAGCGACATTCGTGGTCTGATGGCTCAGGCCCAGCAGCAGGGCGATATGCTGACCAGTGGCGCCAACGATGCCGATATTGCCAACGCTGCCCCGGATCTTTGGGCGCCCAGCACCGCACCACGGCCTTACGACATTGGCCGGATGGGGCGTAACCTCGCCAATCCGCCTGTTGATGCCCCCGCCGAAGCGCTTTCAGAACGAATCACGGACGTTGCGCAGGGACCAGAAATCCCCGCCGCACCCGGGCCAGCACAATCGGAAGCAGGCCCGCAGGTCACCGAATCCGGCACTGGCGTGTTCCGTGTGCCCGTCGATCAGATCAACGTTGATGCCGAGCAATACCAGTTCCGCAGTCGCGTGAATGAACAGGGCGTGGATAAGCGCCTGGATGGCGTGAAGAAGTGGGATGATGGACGCGCCAACAACATACTGGTGCATCGTCGCGTAGACGGCTCACTGTACGTTGCTGATGGCCACCACCGCCTTGACCTGGCTAAACGCTTAGGACAGACCGCTGTAAACGCCAAGATCATTGATGAGGCCGACGGCGTTACTGTTGAGGACGCTCGCTTTGATGCCGCTATGAATAACATAGCCAACGACAAAGCCGATGCGCTGGACGTGGCCAAGGTATTCAGAAATTCCAAGTTACCCGTCAGCGAAGTGCGGAAGGCGCAAGACCTGCCCAACAATCAAGCAGCCCGCGACGGCGAAGCTCTGGCAAAGTTGTCGGATAATGCCTTTGGCATGGTGGCAGCCGGCCAACTTAGTGAAAAGGACGGCGCCGCAATAGGCTCTGCTTTTTCCGAGACAGGTCAGCAAGAAGCCGCGGCGTCTGCCTTTCAGAAGATTGAGCCGCAGACCGACTATCAGCGCCAGCTTTTAATCAGCGAAATTCGCGCTGCAGAGTTTGCGCAATCCCAGGGCGATCAGAGCGGCTTGTTTGGGGATGACGCGCAAGAAGTGTCGTTGATGCAGGATCGACTGAAAGTGCTGGAGAAGCTGCGCCAGCAACTGAACATGGACAAGCGCCTATTCAAAAGCCTGAACGACAACGCCGATAGAGCGATTGTTGCTGGAAATAAAATAGCGGTTGAGGCTAATGCTACAATCACAGAGCGCAGCGCAAAAAGCCTTGATCTAATCGGGCGCGTAACCACGACCCCAGCGCTGAATGAGATGGTGAATCGTGCCGCTCGCCGCGTATTTGACGGCGGCCCTATCGCCACCGTTGCTAAAGAATTAAAACAGGAGTTGGCCAACTATGAATCGGGAACAACTACAGGCGTCGGCAGACCGAAGACAGCAGCACCAAGCGGCAGACCGACTGCTCAGCCAGGGAAAAACGCTGGATCAGATAAACCAGTATCTGGCCAAGACACCGCTGAAGCAGGTCAAAGCGGACAACCTGAAATCGGACGGCCAGAAGCAGCCCCCGACCTCGACCTAACCGCCCAAACCGAAGCCGAACTGGCCAAGCAAGCTGCAGACCGCGATGCTGCCGAGAAGGCCGCCACCAAGGCCAAGCGTGACGCCGAGCAGAAAGACAAGGCCGATGCCCAAGCGGATGATTTCGTACTGTCTGGCAGCGACCGGCAGGCCGATGTAGCCGAGGCGCGTGGGCAGGGGAGTTTGCTGGATCAGCCCGAATCAACCACCCGTCAAGCACCAAAAGCCGCTGATGCCAAGCCTTCCGAGCAGGCAGATAGTGAGGCGCCGGCAGCCAGTCAAGCAAGTGGCGTGCCTAATCGGGACTCCATTATATCTGATTTTGGCCAGAAGCTAGAAGGCGCCCGAAAAGATTACGCAAGCCGCATGGCCGACGCGAAAGAGAAAGACGTTGCCGGCGTACCGCTGTCCGAATCATGGCCCCAGCCTGACTACCAGAAGATGATTGATTCTGGCGTTGACCCTGTGGCCGTTGGTTTTGCCCGCGCAGCCCGAGACGAAGTACCGTCAAAGCCGCGCAAAGGCTGGAAGCTGAAAGGTTGGGCCCGCGACGTTGAGGCGCTGCGCGACGTTGCCGAAAAGATTGTTAGCGGTGACATCACCATGGATCGAGTGCGTGAATCTGCCGACAAGCAAGAAAATCGCGCTGTGGCAGCTTACACCGTTGGCCTGGCAGAGCTTTATGCCGAAGTTGGCCACAGCAAGAGCCTGAAAGGGCTTCGGTTCCACAAGGCGCACTTCTCGCTCTGGAACGGCGAAAAAGATGTTACCAAGTGGCTCATTGAGCGCACTGCAAGCACCGCCTCATTCGGCAACATGCCGCGACAGATCGTTGCAGCTGACACCAAAGAGCAGGCTATTAAGGAGTTCCGAAAAGTCCATGAATCCATGGGCGAAAAAGGGAAAGCGGAAAAGCAGACTCGTTTCGATATCTATTCCGACCGCCGCGATAAGAGCGACATTTTCATTGGTAAGAAAATTGGCAAGGATGTTGTTCGGATCAAGGAAGGGTTCAGTTCCGTCAAGGAGGCCCGCGAATACCTGTCCACCAAACAGGACGCGCTTGAAAGTATTCTGAGCAAAATGAAGAACATTCCAGATCATCGGAAGGCGATCAACTCACCCAGGGTAGGCGCGGATCACCGCAACGGCGGCGACGTGACACCGGAGGCATTTGCTGAAGCTCTGGGATTTAGAGGCGTTCAGTTTGGAAATTATGTGGAGCAGGGCCGGCGCCAAGCCGACTTGAATCAAGCTTACGATGCGCTGATGGATCTGGCCGGTGTGATTGGCATTCCCGCAAAAGCGATTTCACTGAACGGCGAACTTGGGCTGGCGTTCGGCGCCCGCGGAAAAGGCGGCAAACGCCCTGCGGCCGCACATTATGAGCCCGGGCAGATTGTCATTAACCTGACCAAAAATAGCGGCGCCGGAAGTCTTGCGCATGAGTGGTGGCATTCGCTGGACAACTATTTTGGCCGTGAGCGAGGGGTTGGAAGCAGCGCACGCTTTGCCACTGACGGCATGCCCGCCGACTCCATCCGCCCGGAAATGGCAGAGGCGTTTAAGAAGATCCGCCAAACCGTCAACCGCTCAAAGCTCAAGCAGCGCAGCCAGTCGCTGGACAAAGTGCGCACGAAAGCCTACTGGTCAACCGACATTGAAATGACGGCCCGATCCTTTGAGAGCTACGTGATCGAAAAACTGAAAGACCAGAACGCCAGCAACGACTATCTGGCCAACATTGTTTCCGAGGAATACTGGAAGGCGTCAGAAGCCCTCGGCATGGAAGACAGCGACAGTTACCCGTACCCCGAAGCCGCCGAGATCCCAGAAATCCGCACCGCCTACGATGCGTTCTTTGAGGTCGTGGAAAGCAAAGAAGCCGACGATGGCAGCGTGGCGATGTTCTCCCGCGAAGGCGAGTTCCGCCGCTCCCCAACCCAAGCCACCCCCAACCTAACCGCTACCCAGGCTGAAACCATCACCAATGGCCTAATGGAAGGCTGGAAGGGCAAGCCCGACGTTATCATTACCGACAGTATCGCCCAGCTCCCGCAGAAGCTGCGCGAAGCCATACGCAAGGCCGGCGCAGAGAGCGATATGCGCGGCGTATTCTTCGAGGGCAAGGTTTACATCCTGGCTTCACGCATTCCCACCAGAGCCGCGCTGGAAGAGGTTGTATTGCATGAGGTGGTCGGCCACTACGGCTTGCGCACGATGATGGGCGCCGATCTGAAGCCGCTGTTGAATCAGGTGTACTTGAGCTTTGCCCGGTCCGCCGAAGCCAAGAAGATCATCCGCACCTATTATCGCGGCACCAAGCCGAGCAACACCTTCAGTGCGAGCAACAGCAATCACCGGCTGACCGTGGCCGAAGAACTGCTGGCGCACCTGGCCGAAACCGGCAAGCACCAGAAACTGTGGAACAAGATTGTCGCCGCCGTGCGCC